GTGCGATACACCTGCTCGAAGGCCGCGACATCGCCGGCGGCCGCCCGTTGGGCCAGCTCGAAGTCGGTCACGACGCCGCTCCCTCGCCGATCGGCTTGAGGTTCGCATTCGCTTCGTAGACGTCGCCCTCCGGGCCGATGGGGTTCTCGCCGAGCTTCCGCCGGACGTCGTTCACGCTGTAGTACCCGGCGTCGCGGCCGCGGGCCAGTGCCTCGTGCAGCGACTTGACGTCCGCGCGGATGAGCGTCGAGCGATCGAACAACACGTCATACCGCCCGTACTGCCGCGACGTCAGCACGTCGCGCCGCAGGGCGTGCTCCCAGCAATTCAGGTAGGGATCGAGGGTCGACGTCGCATACTCGATCGCGCCCGCCTCCATGTTGGAGTAGGACGTTTTCGTCAGATCGCCGATCTTCCACGGCGGGACGCGGAACGTCCCGGCGATCTGCACGGCGATGGTCATCATCGTCTCGTTCAATTGCGCGTCGTCGTTCGGCGCCGCCAACGGCACGAACTTGACCCCCTGCTCGAGCACCGCGGTCTTGAACGCGTTCTGCGGCCCGGCGAACCACTCGGCGAACGACCGGCTGAGGCTGGCTTTCGCGTCCTCCTCGAGCAAATGATCCGCCTGCAGGATGCCGTTCAACCGGGCGCCGTGGGCGAAGAATTTGCCGACGTACGTCTGGAGCGCGAGCGCCGTGCCGATCAGATCGCGGCAATGCTGAATCGGCGACGGATGCGTCAGCTCGAAGATCGGCGGTTGGCTCGCATCGAAGAGCCACGTCTGGGGCTGCCCGTTCGGCAGCGTGACGCGGTACCGCTTGCGGCGCTGCTCGTCGCGGTCGACGATGACGGCCTCGGGGTCGAGCCGCCAGAGCGCCACGATCTGCCCGTCGACGCGGACGATCTCGGCGTACGCGCGCTGATGCGCGAGCAGGTCGAGCATCATCGTCTGCTTGAACGAGAAGGCCGTTGTTTCCGGGTTCGGCAGGCTGTTCAGGAGTTCGTACAGCGGGTGCGAGAGCGCGTCCTCGAACGTGTCCTCCGCGACGCGCTGCCGGAGCTTAATCGGCGTCTTGGCGACGTCCTGCGAGATCACACTGACGCATGCAAACACGCTCGGTACGGAGAGCGCCTTCTCGGGCGTGACGTCAACGCCGGCGACGGTCGGTCCGCCGCCGATGCCCATCTCGCTCCAGCGTTGCAACCGGGACAGCGCCCAGGTCTGCGCCCGGCGTTCGATGAATCGTGTCCACCACTTCATGCGTCCCTCGAATCTGAGTGGGCGCGCGTGATCGGCGAGAGTTAACCGCAGCGGGCCGATCACTTGGGGCTGCGCGCCCGGCAGCCCGTGTCGCGGGGCTCCCCTCCGGGGAGGCCGCGAACCCTGGTCTAGCTCGCCGCGGCCTGCACGCCGGTCGAGATCGCGAACGCCTCAGGACGGGCCAGTTGGTAGTCCGCGCGGATGTAGCCGCGAATCCAGACCTGCATGTTGCGGAACGCCGAGCCGTCGGTATCCGCCGCCTGGCGGCTGATCTCCAGCGTCAGCGTCGTCCGCATGCCGAGCATGAGCTGCGCGAAGTCGCCGACGTACGCCTCGGTCCCGTCGCCGGTCGCCGGGGATCCGCCGGCGCCGAGATCGTTGGCGATGCCGTTGGCGATGAGCTCGGGCACGTCGAGCACGAGCTGCGGCGCCCGCAGCGGTTGCCGGGTCGTGTCCTTCAGCTTCGCGAGCGTGGTGGCGAGGGCGCTGTTATAGATACGGGCCGTTGGGTTGAAGTTTTCCGCCCGCACGGTGCCGATGAGGTCGACGAGGAAATCGAAGTCACCAGGCACGCCGTCCGCTGGGCTGCCCGTGTCGGCGAACGGCACGAGCGTCACCCCGTCCGCGAACCGGACGCCTTCCGGCTCAGGCGCCACGCCCGACCCGCGCAGGCCGACGCGATCGAGTTCCATCGCGATCGCCGCCGCGATCTCGCGTTCGACAATCGTGCTGATGTTCGTCGCGTCCTCGAACAGCTCGATCGACATCTTCACGAGGATCGGCAGCGTGTGCGCGGTGAACTGCAGGCGGCCGAGCGTGACGTCGGACGGGGCGATCGCCGCGTTCTCCAGCTTCCAGGCCGCCGTCGGTCCGCTCTCGACCTTCGCGAGCGCGAGCGTCTCGCTCGTCATCGGGACGACCGTGACCCCGGCACGACCGAGCACCGACGCCACACGCACCTGGTCGATGATCCGGGTGCCGAGTATTTCCGGAACGAGGAACTGGCCGGCGGCGCCGCTGCCCTCGCTCATGACGCGCTGCTCGAGCGCGCTCATGCCGTCACGCTTGCCCGTCGTCAGCGCCCGGATGATGCGGCCGAGACTGACGCGCGCCAGCTCCCGATCGCCGGCGTAGTTGTACCCGCCGCGCTTCTCCAGCCACTCGCTCACCTTCTGGTCACGGGTGACGACGGGGGAGAGTTCTTCCGCTGGAGCATCGCTCTTGCTGGTGATGGCCGGCGGCACGAACGCCACTTGGGCCGTGCGGGCTTCGACGCTGCGCTGCAGGCCGAGAATCGCATCCCGCTCGCGGATCTGCCGATCGTAGTCGCGCTGTTCGGACGCCAAGAGCGTGTCGCGGCCGGCCGCGGACGCGGTGTCGAGCACCTTCTGCGCCGCCGTCGACCGCAGTTCGATCTGCGAACGGAACGCCGCCAGCACGTCGTCGCCGTGTGCCGCGCGCGTCGCGGCGACCGTCGTCAGCACGTCGAGCGCGATCAGCCCCTTCGGGCTCTCTATGATGAAAGTCGGGATCTCCATGTCGCGTACCTCACCGAGAAATGCGAACGTCCCGGCCGCGCGGTGCGCCAGCCCGGACAACAGAGCGCGGACTCGGTGAGTCGTCGCGCAAAACCGATACCACTACAGCACGAGAATGCCCCGATCGCTGTAGACGGAGCGCTTCGGCGCCGGCTGCCTGAGCCAACCGCCGATCGCCAAACAGAGCGCGTCGATCGCGTCGATCTTCTGCGGGCTCTCCCCGCTGACCTTCTTCGGGATGAGCGAATCGTCAACACGCCGAGTGACGACGACGTTCGATGCGCACCACTTGAGCAGGTGGTTGCCGTCATGCCGGAACCGGCCGGCCCGAATCCGCGCCTCGAGCTCGGTGGCTGGCCCGGTGAACGTCTTGGCGTTCTTACTCTCGATGCGGGCCGGCAGCCCGGACTCCGAAAGGGCGCTGATGAGCTGCACGGAGCCGAACTGGTCCGCGGCGATGTCCTGCACGCTGTACGTCTTGCACGCGGCGCGGAGATCCGCCTCGATGACGGCGAAATCGATCAAGTCGCCGCTGGTGAGGACGAGCAGGCCCGCGTCGGCCCATTGCCGGTACGCCGGAACCGCGCGCGCCCGTTCGCTCACGACCAACTCGGGCAGGTAACAGCGGGTGAAGCCGTACAGGTAGCCGTCTTTCTCGAACAGGAACGCCAGCGCCGCCAGGTCGTCTCGCGCCGCCAGGTCCATCCCAAGCCAGCACCTGGCGCCGCGGAATGCGTCAATACGCGCCGTCGGGTCCGCGCACTTGTCCCATTTGGCCATGTCGAGCCAGGTGGTCGCGCTCTGCAGCCACTCGGAGCATATTTTCGTTCTAAATTCGCCCTGCAGGCCCGGCGTCTGTTCAGCGTCCGTCGCGTACTGCCGTACCCATTCGAGCGTCGGCGTGGTGCCCAGGCCGGGGTTCGCTTTCTTCCACGTACGCTCGTCGCGCCACTCGTCGCCCTCATCGGCCGCGAAAATCACTCCGAGCTGATGATCGGCCTCGAACACTGACTGCAGCACCTTCTCGGTCGTTTGGCGAAGCGCGAAGCCGACGCTGTTCAAGTCGTACCCGGCCGTCGTGGGCGCCAGGATGAGCGGGTTCAGCCGGCTGCCCTGCGAGCTGCGCAACACGTCGTGCAGGCTGAAGTCTTGCGCGTGGCTCTCGTCGAGGACGATGAGGGACGGGTTCAAGCCGTCGAGCGTGGAGCTCTTGGCGTTCACCGGCCGCATGCTGGCGCCCGCGGCCTCGAAGGTGATGCTGTGCGCCCACACCTGCAGGCCGGCGTCTCTGAGCCAGGCCGCACGCCGAAGCATGCGCTGCGCGATGCCGAAGACGATGCGCGCCTGCTCGCCGGTCGACGCGCCACAGATGACGCTGGCGCCCGGCTCGTCTTCGTGCAGCAGATGGAACAGCGCGATGCCGGCCGAGAGCGTGGACTTGGCGGACTTCCGGCCGCTCTCGAAATACGCGCTGGTGAACCGGCGCCGGCCGGTCGCGCGCTGCCGCCAGCCGAACAGGGCGGAGAGGAAGAACACCTGCCACGGCAGTAGCGTGATCGTCTTCGTCGCCCAGGCGCCCTCGACGTGCGGCAGCCGTTCGATGAATCGGCACACCGCGTCGGCGTGCTTCTGGCTGAACACGTACGGCCAGGCCGGATCCGAGGCCGCGCGATCGAGATCCCGGCGATGGCGCTCGACGGCCAGTCGCGCCCATTTGCCCGTGATGATGTCGCCGGAGACGACGCCGGCCATATAGTCGGCGTTGAGCGTTGCGAAGTCGCGGGAGGGTTCCGAGATTCGCGTCGCCTTCACGGTGCGCCGACGAGTACGGCGACGGGGACGCTCACGCGACGGGCGCAGTGTGCCGCGCGCCTTTTTCAGCTCAGCCGGCAGGCGCCGCCTACCCACGTCGTTCCCCAAAATGGACATCCGGGAATCGGACACGTGAATATCGGGACGGCGCGCGCTCTACAGCCGTCAGTTTCGCCGTGATGTTGACCCCCCTGGTCACTCGCCCGCCTTGGTACGTCTGGAATGGCAGGCGTGACACAGGGCCATAAGGTTCGTCTCGTCGAGTCGACGATGGGGCGCGTCGCTGACCTTCACGACGTGGTGGAGTTCCATCGCGGGCTCGATGTAGCCGTTCGTCCTGCAGTCCGCGCACACCGGATGTCGACGGAGGACACGCGCCCGCAGGCGCTGCCAGGCGCGGTCGTACACCCGAGAGGGTGAGCCGTGCGCACGGGTGCGCTGCAGGCTGACGCGGTGCGCCGGGCAGCGTCCATGAGCGCGTGACGAACAGCCAGGCTGACTGCAATAGCCGAGGGGTTTTGTCGGCACGGGGACGTCTCACAACGGCGGTTCCGGGATCGACGGGTCGCGGAGCTGCAGGAGCTCGAGCCCGAACTTGCCGGCGGTGAAGACGAGCTCGACGTCGGCGCCGCTTGCCTTCGCGTCCTTCGCCGCGGTCGCCGTGGAGACGCTCCATGTTTCGAACGCGCGCCCATCGTTCTGCAGTTTGACGATCAGCTTTTCCTTTCCCGACGGGAGCACGCGCCTGGCGACCGACGCCACGCGGCCGGTGACGGTTTCGGTGACGCGTGCCGCGGCCGGCGCTTTGCGCCCTTTCGTGCGCGGGGCAGCACTCGGCGCCGTCGTCGCGGCTTGGCCGTCGTCGTCATCGTTCGCGGCGGCGAGACCGGTGAATGAGAGCAGCGAATAGCGCCGAAGGTACGTCACGCAGCTTCCCAATGTTTGCGCGTTGATCTGCGGGACGGGGACGGCGACCACATCGGACAGGAATTGTCCGGACGCGTGCACGAGCATGGTTTCGAGTTCGACGATCCATCGATCGTCGGCCGCGCTCACGAGCCGCGGGCTCTGTACGAGGCTCAACTGATGCTTGGTGAGCGGCGCGCGGCAGGCAGCCAGGACTGACGCGAGCGTGGGGTACTGGTTGCCAAAATGCGGATTCGTGCCGTCCCTGGCCGCGGTGCCCATTTCCGATTGCGCTTTCGCCAGCGCGGTCGCGAGCTCGTTGATCGACTCACTGCGGGTCATATGTGGGCGGCCCTCCTGTTTCGCGCGCGGCTTGCGCTCTTCCGCTGTTCGTCGATCTGTCCGAGCACGCCCTCAACGATGCCCGTCAGGCCGCTCGAGTTCGTCCACTGGACGCCGAGCCTCGCCGCGACGGGCTTGATCTCTTCGACGAGCGACCCGACGAGCCACGCTCCGGTCCGTGGATCGCGATAGTCGGCTTCGTTGTCCTCGACCAGGCGATGCGTTGCGGCCTGGACGTGGTGCCTCACCTCGTCGAGGTCGGTGGGCTTCGGCGCTTTCCGCTTGCGAGCCCCGGCCAACGGCCGGTGATCTTGATCTTCGGAAGGTTCATGGAAGGATCCGGAAGGATCGGTTCTACCGGGTTGAACAGTAGCGTTCAATGGGGTTGAACGGTGCTGTACACCCGGTTGAACAGCGGGCGGAACGGTCGACGTGGACGACTGTTCAACCCTATTGAACAGTGGCAGGCTGTAGGCCCGGGCCTTTTTCAGGGGGCGGGAGGTCAGTACGCCCCTCCCGAGGAGCCGCGCGACGACCCCGTGTGCGCCGGCCACCGTCAGGCGCGTCCGCTTCGCAATCTGCCGAATCGAGTAGTAGGACTCGCGACCGTCGGGTAGAGCCCGCTCTGCGATGGCGAGCAGCACCAGCATCTCGTACGGGTCACGAGTCGGCGCGCTGTCCAGGACCCATTCAACAGCTTGGTAGCTCATCATCACGCAGGTGCGCCGGGCGGGCCGGCCGCCTCGGCTTCGCGCGCCGCCTCGATGGCCCGAATGGTGCCGAGCCGCCAGCGGACGGTGCCGGCGCAGATGCGTATCGGCTTCGGCAGTCGGCCGCGCTTCGTCTCGCGCCAGAGCGTGGGGAGAGAGACGTGCCAGCGTTCGGCGAGTTGACGCGGAGAAATAAAGGCGTCGTCGTTGTGGCCGTTTGTAAGCTGGTGATCCACCAGCCTCAGTGTCAGCGCCTGGCCGGCCGAGGGGAAGGGGCTACTTTCGTTACGTGGGGGGCTACTTTGGTTTCAAGACTGCCGAATGAGCCCATCGCGGTCGATGATGGCCAGTAGCGCCCGTGCCTGAGCGATGCCGTTTCGCACGACGGAGCGGGCGTCAGTGCGGCGGCCAGTCGCAGCTTCATATTCGCGGGCCAGGTCGTGGATGCTCTCCGGAGGCTGACGCACCGTGTGCCGATAGAGCCAGATGACATTGCGCTCGATATCAGCGCCGCGGTCCCGTGGATGCTTGCCGATCGGCGTCTCCTTCGGGATGAGGACCGGGATCTCGAACTTCTCACCCGTCACTCGGCACTCCCAAAAGTGCGCCAGCGCCGGCGCAGACCAGGCGGCGCGCGCAGTTGCGAGACCCAGGTCGTCACGGAGAACCCTGGCCATCCAGACGCCCTCGAGCGCCGCATAGCTCGCGGCCAGCACCGCTAGTTCGGGTTCCGGGAGACTGGCGAACTGCTGGTTAACCGCCGCTCGAGCGTCGAGCCAGACCAGGTAGGGCTGTTCGACGCGCTCGTCTTGCTCGAGCTGGAGAATCCACGCGATGGCCGTCGTCTCTAGGCGATCGGCGTCACCCTTGTTGGTGATGTCCGTCGGGGTGCTGTGTGCCATGTCACGCTCCCGTCGCGATCGAAATGACGTTGCTGGCTGGCCGGTCCGTGAGAATCGCCGTGAGACGCCGCTCCCAGGTTTCGAGGGCGATCTGTTTCTCGCGATCGCCGTCGTAGCGGTTGTAGACCTGGGTCGCGCGTGGGCCTCCCTCGACATGGTTGAGCACGCGCGCGATGTCGACCTGGCTGACACCGGCCTCGGCCATGCGCGTCGCGGCCGTACGTCGCAGATCGTGACCGCGAAAGTCGAACGTCGCCGTCGGGTCGTGCTCGCGCAGCGCGGCCTCGATGCGCATCGCGATGCGCTGCCCGGCCTTCTTCTCATCGCCGAGCGGTTTGGTCTCCACCCGTCCAGCAAAGACGAGCGTCTCGGAGAGCCGCGGCACGGCCTGGAGGAGCGCGATCGCCGTCGGCGTCAGATACACGCGATGGGCGCGCTTGTTCTTCGTGATCTCCGGGCGGAGCGTGAGCCACGCGCCGGCGATGTCGCTCCAGCGGATCTGCGCCAGCTCGCCGCCCCGCTGCGCCGTGACCAGCCGGAGCTTCACGAGCGCCGCCATCGCGGGCCGTTCGGTGTCGCACGCCGCCCAGACGCGGCGGATCTCGTCATCGGTCAGCACGCGATCGCGCGATCGCTCCGTGCCGGGCTTCTGAATCAGGCTGGCCACGTTGGCGTCAATCCAGTCCTGCGTAATGGCGAAATTGAGCATCTTTCGGACGAGCGCGAGGCAGCGGTTCGCCGTGATGGGGGAGCCGCGCTCCGCGATCGCCTCGATGAGATCGCGCACGTCGCGCCGGCTGAGATCTTTGACCTTGCGGTGTTTCCACTTCGGGAGCACTTCGACGTCGAGCATGCGCGCGTCGTCGCGCCAGGACTTTTTGAACTTCTTCGCGTACTTCTCGAGGTAGGTCTTCCCGAGCTCGGCGACCGTCTCGCCTTGCCGCGCCGTGACCTTCGCCTCGGCCGGATCGGTCCCGCCATCGAGGCCCCGCAGGGCTTTCTGTGCGGCCTTCCGAGCTTCGACGAGCGAAAACCGCTTGAGCGGTCCGAGCGTCAAGCGACGCTGCTGACCAGCGGCCGTGCGATAGCGCAGCGCCCAGCTTTTGTGGCCGGACGGGCGGATCCGGAGCACGAGGCCGGGCACCACGGCATCGCCGTATTCGGTCCGGCCGCCGGGTTTGGGTTTCAGGGTGGCGACGTTGCGGGCCGTCAGGGTCACACTCAAAAAGGGCCTCCTGGGGACTCAGCACGGAGCCGGGGACTCACCGGGGACACATCCGTGCATGCGCTCGGCTGAAATCGAATGCAAGCCGATGATAGCAGAATTCGCCCGTATTCATAGGGGAAACAAGAAGATCGCGCTCGTCAGTGCTAGCGGGTGAAATGAGCTGAAACCGTAGAGATTTCGACTGGGGGTCAAGGGGTCGGGCGTTCGAATCGCCCCATCCCGACCATTTTCGAAGCTGGGGACACACCGGGGACTCACAGAGAAGGCCCCCAGCACCCGCCACGCGAGGACTAGCACATGGCGCGCACGACGACGAAGATGCCGACGAAGAGGACATTCGAAGAGCTGCGCTTGGTGACCACCGTTGAGGTGGCCCGCTATCTCGGCGTGTCGCGCGCCGTTGTGTACCGGGCCATCGACGCCGGCTTGATCCGGGCATTCCAAAGCGGCCCGCGCGGGAAGTGGCTGGTGAAAACGGCGGCGCTCGACCGCTGGCTCGACGCACGCGCCCCCAGTACCCCGGCTGTCACGGGATTATTCGACCAACCGCCAGCGCCCGCCGGAGCCACGCCACGGGGCGCCCGCGGCCGGCCCGGTACGTGGCCAGCGAGCGCTGTGCCACCGTCGCATCCGTCGCGCCGTACGCTGGGAAGGTGACAATCGACACCTCGATGAGGCGTAGGTCGGTCACGATGCGCGTCATTCTCCCGTCGCGCGTCTCGAAGCGGTCGCCGTTCGGGCGGACCACGTGAAAGCCGATGCTCATGCCGTCGACGTCGCCCCTACGGACCGACTCCAGCACGTCCCGGCCGGCCGTCGTGTCTGGTGGGGTGATCTCGACGTGCAGGCCGTCTGACGCCTTCCTGAGCGTCAGCGTGCCGGCCTTCGTGCGGCCGATGACCTTCGCCGCGTCGTGGTCGACGAGCGCGCGGACGTCGAGCTGCTCGGTGAACGTCCGATCGAGGGCCTCCGCCAGGACGATCTCGACGAACCCGCCCAGGTCCGCGGACGCCACGTTGAACGGAATCGCCAGGCCGCGGATCTTGGTCCCTTCGGCGCCGATCGGTGCGGCGCGTCGTTCGAGGTCGGTGGTCATGTCGGCTGCTCCTTCATGCGGTCTGCGTACCGCGCGCGTTGGTCGTCATTGCGCTGGTAGCCACGCCGCGATGCCCGGCTGCCCTTCGGCGGCACCGTCACGTACCCCGCCAGCGCGCCCCGGAGCTTCTCGCGAATGTCGTGGAGGTAGCTGGGAATCGTCGCGGCCTTGACGCCGCACACGGCGGCGATCTCCGAGCACGTCAGCTCTTCGAAATAGCGCAGGCGGGCCACGAGCTGGTACTGCGGCGACAACTGGGCGATCGCGCGGTCGATCTGCCGGCGGATCTCCTGCTGCAGCAGGTGCGTTTCCGGATCCGGGTCGCGCGTCCGCGCGACGCGTGCCGGCTCGTCCTCCGCCGCCGCCACGGTGTGGGCGTCGAGCGCGCGCGCGCGATACCTGACCTTGGTCGCGGCGATGCGCGCCAGCATCGCCACCAGGTTGTACAACGTGCCATCGGGCGGTGTGGCCGCGGGATCGAGCCGCCACCGGTCCGACGCCAACCAGACCCACACGGTGCCCACGGCGTCCTCGAGGAGCCACCGATCGCGGATGAATCGCTTCGCGATGTTGCGGACGAGCCGATCGTAGGTGCGATACACCTGCTCGAAGGCCGCGACATCGCCGGCGGCCGCCCGTTGGGCCAGCTCGAAGTCGGTCACGACGCCGCTCCCTCGCCGATCGGCTTGAGGTTCGCATTCGCTTCGTAGACGT